GGCCTCGCGGCCCCCACCCGTCAATGGGTGTCCGACTTGCAGAATCTTGGTTAACACCATGTCGAAGTTGGACCCTCCAAAAGCCAAAGGAAGTATCTATGGTCATGCCGCTCGCTACCTTGAAGGATAAATCAAGGAAAATGGGCGATTACTACTCTTGGTGGATTGCCGGCTACCCAAAAGATGGGGAGCAGTGGGGTCCTACCGAGAGAGTAAAGGGAATTAAATTCTCACATGGCAATAGACGCGACCGGGACGGTAAGTACCGTACCGGTGGCGGGTTCTATTCCCTAAAGTTCCGTACTGATACCAGTAGCACGCCAAGTACCACCTTTCGGGGTGGATACGGACGCGCATATACTGGTACTTACTTTTGCAATAAGGCTTGGATCTACGACTTCTCGTACATGGAAATGTACAATGATGACGCAGATTCAATCCAGGCAAAGGCATTTTCATACGGCGCACAAGCAATGGCAAAGCTCAGGCCTGACAGACCTGATTTTAGTCCGTTTGTGTCTTTAGGGGAGCTACTTGCTGGCCTTCCGGACCTTAAACTTGATGTTTGGAACTTCAAGAAAAGGTATTACGACGAAATCGCAAGAATTCGCCGTAGTCATGGCCGGAAGATCGGAACCGTCGCTAGGACACACCTCGCCCTCCAGTTTGGATGGCTGCCTATTCTCGCAGATTTGCGGAATTGGTGGGATGCCTATCACGACGCTACGAAAAGAGCGCAGCAATTAGTTAAGGACAATGGCAAGTGGGTACGTCGTAGATGTAATTTGACACCTCTGCCGAGCGAGAACTACTCGAACGGCTGGTCAAGCACATTTACTACGGCGTATAATGGTGATATGCTACCCACCCACGTGACTCAGTGTTATTCAACAAACACTGCTATCGGGGGTGGTAAGGCTTTCACCAAAAACACATATCGGATTAGTACCCGAGTGTGGGCCGTGGGGAAGTCGAAATATTGGCTTCCTGAATCCATGATCCGCACGCCGGAGGGATTTAATAAGCTGAGACGCAAGTTGCACTCAGACTTAGCAGTCACTCCGGAACATGTGTTCGATTTGGTACCGTGGAGTTGGTTGTTAGACTATTTCTTCGAATTTGGCGACTTCTTTGCCGCCATCTCAGGAGGAATAGCTGACTGTCTTATTTGGGACTACGTATATGTAATGCGTAGTCAAGAATACGACGACCGTTCTGTATTCACGGAATACGTGTACAAAACGCCAACTACTTGCGGTCCAATCACTTGTACTGTCACGCGAACCGGTACCCTTAAAAGTAGGGTATACGGTTCCATCTTTGGCTTTGGCCCGACCATTGGGGATTTATCACCCCGTCAGGCGGGCATCTTGGGAGCTCTTGGGCTCTCGAGATTGTGATCGCTGTGAAGCGCCCACACCCACTAGTGTTAAATAGTGGTCCTTTTAATGGATCAGGAGATTCCATATGTACGCTGACCCCCAGTCTGTGACCATTAATTCGGTCGCTCAGTCGCTTCCCCGTCAGGGATCGACTCAGCCGGATCGGATCGGCACGTTCGCAACTGCGGACGGGACGTTCCAATTTGATATCCGACAGAACAAGACCAACAATCGTTTTCGTCGTGAGGTTCGCCTCACGCAGAAGAAGATTGCAGCGGATCCCATCTCGGCGCTCAATAAGGAGATTTCAACCTCCGTTATGGTCGTCGTGGATGAGCCCCGCTGGGGCTTTTCCGATACGGAACTCGGCTATCTTACTGCCGGTATCCTCGCTTGGTTTACCAATGCGAATCGGGACAAGCTCCTGGGTGGCGAGCTGTAAAGCTCACGTACATACGGACGGTCTCACCACACCCTAGGATATTAAAGGGAAGTGATGAAAATACCGACCATGCTCCTCAGACGGGTCCTAATCGACTTAGGACTGCAGTCATCGGACACCATCGACAAGGACTATGACTATTGTCATAGCCGTTATCAAAGAGAAGGGATGAGTTTTCTTACGATCACTCTTCCCGCTTTGGATGATGCCCTTTTAAAGGGGCTCACCCAAGGACGCCTCACGCGCAATATGTTTACTGGATTTCGATCAGTAAGCAAAAGGCGGAATCTCCCGGCTTTATTGTCGGGTTACTTCAGGCGCATCTTTGATGACGATGGATTCGTCTTGGACGAACCGGACGTATGTGCAATAGCTGCAATCCGGCAGGTAACTCGCCTTTTCAAAAAGGTCGAATTGCCCTGTTCGGAGCCGCGTGTCAAAGCGGCATACGAAAGGTATCGTTCCAATGACGGAGAGGTGGACTGGCGTAGCCGCAATTGCCATTTTGACAGTGGCTTATTTAGCACTGTCAGTGGCATATTGTGGTCTGGACTCGAAGTGTTTGCTGGACAGCTTTATTGCTTTCCAAGCATATTCGGCCCAGGTGCCACTGCTGAGAGGTTAAAACGCAATGAGCGAAATACCGTCAAAGCATGGCCGAAAAGATCTGAGGGTTTCTTCCCTAGTTCTTTTCACGCAGCTTCTTCAGAACATAGTGATTCCCTTAGTGGGATACGCTTTGTCGAGGAAGAAGAAGAAGAACCCGTAAGGGTTGTTCAAGTCCCTAAAACCCTCAAAACTCCTCGCACTATTTCAGTAGAACCTAGCTATACAATGCTGATGCAGCAGAGTATTGCAAAGCCTCTGATGGTGTGGTTGGAATCCAAGGAATTTGGGTTTCAGTCCATCCGTTTTGTTGACCAGTCGATCAACAGGCGTTTAGCGCGAGCCGGGTCTTTGGATGGTAGCCTAGCTACCATAGATCTGAAAGACGCTTCTGACCTTGTCAGTAATGACTTGGTTCAGACTATCTTTCGAGGTCCTTGCCCTACATTTCTTGGATTTATCCAGAGTTGTAGAACAACCAAGGCTCGGATGCCTGACAAGACCATTGTTCCATTGAGGAAATTTGCCTCAATGGGGTCAGCTTTATGCTTTCCCATAGAAGCAATGGTCTTCTTTACCATTATAATGTACGCTTTGGTAAAGAGCTCAGGCAGAGTTCCATCTCGGCGCCTTTTGCAAGCGTTAGCAAAAGACGTCGCTGTGTACGGTGATGATATCATCGTACCCAGCTTGATGGCTCCCGTTGTCATGGAGACACTTGAAGCCTTCGGGTTGAAGGTCAACCATGACAAGTCGTTCCATACAGGACTCTTTAGGGAATCCTGTGGTGGCGATTACTACAATGGGGTAGACATTACCCCAGTGTATGTTCGCCAATGGGACGACACGGGCACATTGTCCAGCGCGTCTCAATTGGTGGCTTACACCGCTTTATCCAATACGTTTTACACGAAAGGACTATGGCATGTTAGCCAGTCAATTAGAGACCACGTGGAGTCATGTTTGCGGAGAAGACGAGTTGGACGAAAATCCAACCCGATCCGTATTCCTAAAGCACGAAACCCCATCGGGGTTGTCCATTTTGCTTCATTTATATTTGACACGAATGTTGAATATAAACGGGAAGCATCTGGATATCGTGTTAGAGGACTTAAGATCAAGTCTTCTCCACAAGCTGACTGTCCATCAGACCTTGATGGATTTCTGGGACTCTCTTTCCGATCGCGTGAATTTTGCGAACGGATACAAGAGCTCAAGAATTCACTCCGTCTATCTCCTTCTCCAAGATGGATTTCGCAATCTGAGTACCTCGATGAACCCCAACTTCGGTTGGGATCCAGTCGAGAGTATCATCAAAGTTGCGAGCGAAGTCGAGGCAGAGAGGAGCTTTCGCCGCCATTATCCCGCAGAGATGTACCGGTCGGGGTTATACCCCCAGACGGCCACGGATCATCGTTTGATAACGATGAACCTGTCTTTGGAGATTTGTGGAACGAAGGATATGATGCTGAACTATCTCGGTACGAATCGTACCAAGACCAGGTCATAAACCTCCGAACTACTGGCTGGCAAAGGGACCCACTGGAGCACCTAAAAGCGCCCCAGAGGATCACTCTGTACACTAGTGACAGGCCCCACGCCCTGTGTCTGAAGCGTGGATGGACCGCATCACAAGCGGGGTTACAATGGTGAAGTAGGGATACTCCACCTTGTAATTAGCAGGAGAT